GACTGGGGTAACCCAGTCCTCAGCTGACAGCCAGTTGACTGGTAGCTGTTGTACTTCAAGTAATGTCTAACATTACCTCTGTTGCGCAACCGGTCTATTAGACTCAAGCGAAGATTTAACCTTTCTCCGGAAAGAGGAGTATTGGACAGGTTGAATAGGTATAGAGGAAAAAGAAAGGAAGGCGCCCCCTTTCGGGGTCTTACTAGCCTAGGAAATAATGTTCAATAAGCTCCACGGTTAACTTAGGTCACCGTCCCTGTTAAGGGTGCCTGCAGCCCGTCGAAAAGACGGAAACTGAAGTCTAATGGCCTCCAAACCGACGAAGATATGAAGATGACTAAAGATTATTCATCCTTACCATCCAGTATCTCGGTGGCGTTGAAGACCATTAGTGGCATGATCCCTGTAAAAGGGGGTCGCCCACTATTAGGGGTACTCTCACGAGTAGTCCCTTTAGTGGCTAGGACCATTAATAAATCGTGGGTCAAGGTTTGTCTTGTGTATAGTAACAAACTCTACTTATTATGGAAGCATGGTGGTATGGCGTACGTTTCGGCGTACCTCAAAACGTCGTCTATCATGCTTCAGCAAAGTGTAGGGGGACAGCGAGTCCATGACCTCGGACCCTTTGGGGCTCGAGTGTCTCGGACGGTTGCGGGGTGCCCTCGTATCATTCCGGCTTTGCACCGGGAGCGGATCAGAAAGGGTGATTCAACGGTAATTCGTGGGTGGATGACAATGTTCGGTATATATCGAATACTTGAAATCCCCTACAAGTTAAAGTTGAACACTATAACTGATCCGGGTCCTCCTTTATCAGGAGAACTAGTCCATTCCTTTTCCGTGTTTGTTTCGGAAAGGTTTATTCCTCTTCTGAGAAGGTGAGTAAAATCGCCTCTCTTAGATGAGGGGACTGACCCAGTGGATAAGTTGAAAGGAATGAGGGCTAAGCCTTTCCTGATCGCTAAAAGCTCTCCTACGCGGTCCTCTTCTGAGGACCAAGTCGACGAGATGGCAACACCTCTATCGACATCCGTAGGATCGATACAGGGGGCGGCAGTCGCATGGCGATTGTCTCCTCTTTACCCCATGCTTGAGGCGTGGTGTAGATTGACGGGTTCAATTTGGATCCTCAATCGTATCGAGGCCTGGGCTCCCAAAGAGGTTCTCTCTGGTATATCAGGAGAGATTCCTTTAGGGAAGCTTGGGTTAAAGTATGAACCTGCAGGAAAGGTAAGAGTATTTGCTATGGTGGATTGTTTCACCCAATGGTTAATGAAACCATTACATGACCAAATATTTGGCGTTCTTCGCCAAATCCCACAAGATGGGACCTTTGATCAATTGCGGCCGATCCGGAGCATGCTCCGACGTCGGTGGGCGAAAGCCCAAGGGATGTGGTCTTACGACCTGTCCGCCGCGACTGATCGACTTCCGATAGTAATACAGAAAGTATTACTATCCCCCTTCTTATCAAGTTGGGGAGCCGAAGTATGGGCGTCTCTACTAATAGGTAGGGCTTACCTCTTTCCAGGGGTAAAGCGTGGGAAGGGTCTTCCAGAAATGGAACCCTCCCTCCTACACTATGGTAGGGGTCAGCCTATGGGGGCCTTATCTTCGTGGGCCATGTTAGCGTTTACTCATCATGCAATCGTCCAGTGGGCCGCTGCCCGTTCTATATATAAAGACAAACAGGAATGGTTCACTGACTATGCAGTTCTCGGTGATGATATTGTCATCGGGGACAGGGGGGTAGCACGTGAATACCTACTGATCATGGATCAGCTAGGTGTTGCGATCTCGGTTCATAAGTCATTGGTCTCCGAGAGGAGGCCGGTGTGCGAGTTCGCCAAGCGATTCTTCAGTAAAGCTGAAGACTTGAGTGGCGTTCCGTGGCCGGAAGCGTTATTAGGACCGCGATATTTTGCGATCTTAATGGACGTAGTCCGGGCGTATAAACCGAGATTAGGGATCATATTCAATTATTTAGGATATGGTTACCGAGTCCG